AAACCGTTATGTTGTGCAATGATTACCAACAAAGAAATAACAGCAACCCACCATGTTTTACTCTTTACATTCTTTCTTAAATTTTCAATCATTTAAATTCTTCCTCCTTTATTTTTCTTATTCTTAATGTGTCTTGTAGATATGAAACGTCATGCTTTACGTTCTTAATTTCAACGTCATGTTCTGCAATTTTTGTTGAGTGTTCTTTTATGTCGTTTTTGGATTCAGTTGAGTTTATAAGTAGCATATCAATTTTAGTTTCCATTGAACCTAATTTGGAATTATCTTTTTTTAGCATAGTATAAATACTTACAACTAATGCTCCAAAGGGTATTAAGTTTGTAATAAACGTATCCATACTATCACCTACTATTACTTTCAGAAGTCCATATAGTTACTAAAGTTTCATTTTCATTATATTCGATGTCAACATTGCAACCACGTTCTAAATTATAATAGTTAGAAATATCAGATACTATTGAATCTTTATCTCCTTGAAATATTGTTACCCTAAATTCCGCTAATTTTCTTCTTATCATAACTACACCCCCAACAACTTTTTCCATGTATTTTGACCAACTATACCATCACCATCAAGGCTCATATTTTCCTGATATGCTATGACAGCTTGTCTAGTTTCTTCCCCAAAAACTCCATCTATTGTAACACCAACCTTATTTTGAATCCATTGTGTAAGCATTCCAATTGCGCCTGTTTTTACTATTGGACACGCTGACAATGTTAATTCACCCGCTACACCATCTACTATTAATTCATTACCATTTTTATCTTTAAACTCTTGACGATTTAATTCTTCTTGTAAAATTGTTATGTCACTATCAGAACTTGTTCGAACTGATTCAGTATATGTATGTGTTTTGTCAATAAAAAAGCTTTCCTCGTCAATAAGTATTGATACGTCTAAATCTCCGTTGTTAAAAGCATATTCGTGTGAATTTTCTGTATACTGCCATGCAACAACTCTACAACCTAATATTGTGGGTGTATCTTGAGCAGAATAATCAGCAACCCAAAATATATTATTATTTCTAAATGAAACATCAAAATGCTCGTTTATATAACATCTTCCTGAATATATCATCATTGTGTGACCACTTAATTTATAAAATTCTTCCATAAATCTTTCTGAATACGATTGTGCTTTGTAACCTAGTTCGTCAACTTCAACGTCTAAAACTGGAACAATTTGAAATTCTTTGTCTTTAATCTTGTCCCAAAATGCTTGTGCTTGTAATTCTGGTTCTGATGTTACTCTTAAGAAATGATAAAATCCGATTGGTATTGAACCTTTTAAACCATCATATAAAATGTCAATTGCATGGTCAATTTTTGTTCTTCCTTCTGTTGCTTTCATTATACAGCCACTTAAATTACATTGACTAATTGCTGATAATGACAAAATTGTGTTGTGTTCGCTAATGTCTATAAATTTTTTCATATTAACAACCTCACTTATAAATTATTTACCCTTATTATACAACATTCTCCAATATATATCAATACATAAAAATAAAAATATCCCATATTGTTATAATATGAGATATTTTTATAAGTGTAGGTAATTTAATAACGGTAAACTAATCCGTTCACTAGACCCCGCTAAGGGTAGTTCCCTAGTACTAAATTAAATTTAGCTACAAGAATAATATACCATAATTATTTATATAAGTCAACTCCTAATATGTCGAATATATCGTTTTTTGTTTTAATATCGTCGAAACGTAACCAACCTTTATAATAAGCTTCTTTTATATTCTTCCATAAATAGCTATAGTGTGATAACATCATTGTATTTTGATTATGGTCACTAGCCTTAAATGTTATTACCATTTTACATGATGGGTCACTTTGTTTGCTTATGTACATTATACCCTTGTCATAATATTCACGAACTCCATATAATGTTGTTTCATGTAATATTGAAAATAAATATTTACTTCTTCCGCTTATTTTACCTACAAATATACTAGAGTCTGATAGATAAACATTTTCTGTAGAATATGCCATGTATCCTTCATCTTTGAAAGCTTGAAAGAACGCATTTGAACGTATTTGTTGACTTGCTGATTCATTAAAACCAAATTCAGCAACCCAACCATTTCCACGCATAAATTTTGTATCAGATTTTAGTCTCTTATGAATACCGAACTGTATATAGTACGGATTCATCAAGGTAACATTGTTACCTAATAAATAGAAATTAACATGTCTTGATTGTTTCCCGCCACCTCTTGCAACTGTTAACGCTAATGATTGAAACTTATCTATTTCTTTTGTTAGATATTTTCCTGTTTCTGTTTGATACTCATCGAATATCATATCTTCAACTTTTGCAAATAGTGGTGAGTATTTCTTTAATGCGTCAGGGTTATTAAGACTTAGAGCATAACCTAGTGTATCACCATCCATTAACATTTCATAAAATAAACCTTTTGCATGACTTGATACAACTATTTCACCGCTCAATTCGGGATATTGTCGCATTACGTCAGCAAATATTGACCCACAAGAATTTAGCTCATAACTATGACGATATATCAAACCTACTTGTGTTTTATCCTTTTTGAATTTTTCAAGTGAACGTTTTAAAAATGAAAATGTTTTACCCGCTGAACGATTTGTACTGACTAAATATATTGCGGGTTTTAATCCGTCTAAGTCTCTCATTCTTAAAATTTTTTCAGGGTTATAATATCCCATATTTTTTACCTCCTTATTAGTATATAAAGAAAAGAGGAAAAGATATATCATTTCACCTTTCCTCTTCTCTCTTTGTTTTTTGTAGTAGCATACTATATATTGTTATTTATTTTGGCACTCTTGAATTTTATTATGTATTAGAATGGCATATCACCGTTATCTATTGGTATTATATCTTCATCTGAATTTCATTTATTTTTATTCTTATAATTATTTTGCTTATTGGTATTTTTTGAATTTTTATTATTTTTTGGTGCTTCTTGCTGCTCTTCTTTTTTACTTGATAAATACTCTATCTTTTCACATACAATTTCTGTTGTATAACGTCTATTACCATCATTATCTTCATAACTACCTGTCTCAATCCTACCTTCTACTCCTATTTGGTCGCCTTTCTTTTTATATTCTGCTAGACTTTCAGCATGCTTACCCCATACTTTACAACGTATGAAGTCGGCCTTTTTTTCGCCATTTACAAACTTATCTACTGCAACTGTGAAAGTGCTAATTGCACTATCTTCACCAACATATTTTAATTCAGGGTCAACAGTTAATCTTCCAATACCTATCCATTTATTCATTATCAGCACCTTCTTTTTCTTCTTGTTCATCTTCTGTTAGTGCTTTTTCTTTCTTTTCAATTAATGTTGCTAATTCCATAAACTTTTCTATTGACACACCATAATATCCTGTTATAACTTTTTCTGCAACAATTATTACCTTATCAACTTTATGCTTTTCACACATTTCTTTTTCGTTTGGTCTCTTATCAGATGTAATTGTTTCTAATTCAGAAACATTTGGTACACCATTCTTTACTTCCATTGAATAAATTTTGTACTCTCTACCTAGTACAACTCTTCTAATAACTTGGTCTGTTTTTTGTTTTTTCATTTTGATTACCTCACTTATATTTTATTTACTTGATATAAACATTATAACATTAATAATGTTTCATTGCAATACTTTTTTCAATATTTATCTTCATTTTGAGAAATAATATCCCAATATTCATTTGTTACACCTAATTCGTAACTAGTTTCTAATATACCGATATTACTAGCTGTCTGAAATCTATCACCATTGACTTCTATATATTTAGGTTGTTCATCATTGTACCATGAAGTAGACCGACCAACATCATAGAATTTTTTTCCTATAACAAAGTTTTCTATTTTACCAACTTGTTTAGCTCCTTTTTTCTTTCCCATTCCTGAAACCGTTATTTCAAATTTAATATTGCCTTGTTTATCTTTCTTTTCATAACAATATTTTTTACTACCTAAAGTTTTAAATCTGATATATTCACCGTCGTTATCCCATGTTCCTAGATAGAATCGTTCTCCGTCTCTATCGCAATAAGCGGGTATATCGTTGTTTTCTGCTTGATTCATTAAGAATTTATTTATTTCATTGAATTCTTCAATGTGTTTTGAATTTACAAATTTAATAGAATCGGTGTCAGTATATACTACATCGCGCCCAACAACTTTTAACATCGTTCTTAGTCGTTTTCTTGCATTTGCAGTCACAAAAACACCCCATTGGTATGGTAGGAAGTTGTTGCGTGATTTATAAAAGTCTATTAATGAACTTTCAACATCACCTTTTAACTCATCCCATTCCATTGAATAGACATCATAATGTATGTCACTATGTACTATAGAAGTGACGCACATTCCATATGATGAATTAAGCCTATTTTTACTTTTCATATATTCATAATCTTTACCATCTACTCCTTTTAATTGTGTTTTAAGAACAAAATATTCTCTTACTTTTTCTCTAAATTCTTTTGGCAGTTTTCCTTTTTCAGCATACATTGCTTTATTAATTGCAAAATCTCCATCTTTACCAAACTTATAAGTATCAAGTATTATTTCTAGGTCAATATGTGTACAAGTCAATGTTATTATATCTGCCCTTAATACTCTACCGTTATCATTAACTATCTTACTTTTTTCAGTGCAATGTGCAATATCTATATATGGTATTACATTTGAATTGTCAGCGTAAATATCTTTAAATGTAACATTAAATACACAACAATATTCACTCATAAAATATTCTAATTTTTCTTGACTATCTATTGTGCATTCTGTAAACTTACCAATTGGATATTCATCAATCATCATACATGTTGGATAACTAGATGATATATCAAACGAATGTACATCATCTAATATCTGATTAACCATAAACCTATTTGCGTGAGTGTCTCCACCTCTAAAGGCTTCAACCAACATATTATATTGTTCTGCTGTTAATGCTGTTTTTTCAAAATTAGTCCTATTCTTTTTATTTGCTTTTACTGCTTGTCTGAACTCACGACGAACATATCCTGTATTGGTAAGAGGGATTGTTGCGATTGTATCTGTTCCGCTTATCATTTCCTGTATGCACTCAGAAAGACCTCTAACGTCATTATAACAATAGCCCTCTTCAAGTTCGGTTAGTGGGGTAGAAGGTGTACGTATTTTCTTATAGTCGTAAGTGTCTACGAGTTTATAATGCTTTACATTGTTTGTATTTTCACAAAATTTAGCTAGTGACATATTAGACAAAAAATAACTACATCTAAACTCAAAACCATCTTTAGTTATTACTTTCATGACTTTTCTTTTATCTCTAGCAAATACATCTTTTATTTTTATAAACTCTTTCATGAATTGAAATTCATAAGATAAATTATGTACATATACAACTAAATTCATGTGATTAGATAATTTCATTTTTATTCTTATGTTTTTTAATAATTGTTGAAATTCTTTCCATGTTCTACCGAATACAACCTTATCCAAAATACAAAACTGCCATTGATACATAAAAGCGTATGGTGTGAAAATATAATTGTCTTTTTCGTCTTTTGGTGGTTCTATTGTTGTTGATTCTATATCGAAAGTGCAAGGTATATTATAATAATTTCCTTTTCTGCTTGTACACGTTGGAGCAAACCTTAATTTGTCATATGGAAAATTATCAACGCTGTAAACTTCTTCTTTCACCATACCGTCTATTGTTTCTACTTTTATGTATCTCACAAAAATCACCTCTTAAATTTTAGCCATTTGGCAGTTCCTAATTTCTCCTGTACTTGGTCAAAAGTCATATCAGTATCTAAAAAATCCCTGAATGCTTTGTTGATTTCTTCAACATCTTGTCCTAAATTACGTGCTTCATTAAATGTTGAAGCTACTTGTTTACTATCTATTCTTGACCCCATTTTTTTAAACTCATTACTTGCTAAAAACTGAAAAAATTCCGCTTCTCTATTTTTTGGTATCGTTACGCCTTTTTCTCTAAATGCGTCTAATCGTGTTTGGATACTTTCTTGATATCCTTGTGGTGTTGATGTTTTGGCATTGTAAAAATGTATCATGTTGTCAAGATGTTGTTTTAACTGTTCATTATTTGTAAAATTTATACCACGATAAAATGTATTGTTTTTTCTTCCATCCGCTTTATTATATGTATCTGCTAACCCATAAGCATATTGTGTTATATTATTCTTTTCTAATTCTTTTATTTTTTTATTGCTCGCTTGTGCTATGTATTTACTTGCGTAACGTTGTTCTTGTGGACTCATTTTATTTATTAGTCTACTATCTATGTAATTGTTATTTGTCATATTGTCTATTATGTCTTTTACGTTTTCCTGAATTCCTTTTAATGTACTAGACTTGTTATCTAAAAATGATGTTACTGCTTTGTAAGCTTGTTCTATATCTTGTTTAGATGTGTATTTTGTACCTTCATAGAATCTGTTGTTATCTCTATCATTTTCTAAATTATATTGATATGCTTGTCTATATGCTAATGTTATTGTGTCCTTTTCTTCTAACAGTGATAGTCTAACATTTGCACGTTTGGTCATTTTCTTTAATTCTTTTACCTGTTGTGTCTTACTCAAATTGAAAAAATCATTGCTGTTTATAGCTTTCTTTTTCTTCATTTTATCACCTCGTTAGTTATATTATAACATAATCCCCCACGAATGGAGGATTAATTTGTTATTTTTTAATATATGTATTTACAAATTCTTTACGTAGCTTTAAGAACTCTTGCGATGATAATTTTTCAAAATCTTCTTTACTAATATTTTTAGCACATATTAACCATTCATAAAAATAATATTCAATCTTATCATTTGGTTCCTGTACTTTAGCTACTCCATATGCTGAATTTTTTATTAATTTTTGTTCATTATTCATTTTTTATCACTCCTATCTTGGTCTATTCTTGATTTTTTCTAGATGTTTGTTATAATCTTTCATTATGTCAATTGCATTTATATCATTCATATGCAATAAACCTATTATTGATTGTATTACGTCCCAAAATTCTTCAATTACGTGTGTTTTATTTTCTTTTGATTTATTTCTTATGTACTCACTAAAAGCTTTAGAAAATTCTTCTTGTTCTTCATTTATTTTTATACACTGTTGTAAGTCTGTGACATTTGATAAGTCTATGTTTTTAAGTTGTATTGATAATGCTTTAGTTTCGTCTAAAACTTCTTTAAATGTTTTCATTGTTATCAGTCCTTTCAATCATAACATATAATTCATTGTATATTTTTCTTATTGTTTTATTTTTATATTTATTATATTTAACAACTAAAACATAACCATTATTTAATCTATCTTGCAAATATTCTTTATCATACACTAAAATGTATCCTCTATAATTTTTTAATTTAATAATATAAAATGTATCATTATCAGAATGTTGTACTTGTTTTGCTATATAATAAATGTTTGCTTTAATCATTTTATCACTCCTATTTTAATGTTATGAATACCAAATTAATTTTTTCTTCACATTTTTTAAATGCTTTTTCATCTTTAAGAAATTCTATAAGTTGTTCTTTATGTTTAGGTCTTACTATTAATGTTTGTATTCCGTCTTGCCATTGTTCATCAAATGTGATACTATTTTTCCATAGGTATGATTTTATGTAATGTTTCATTTGTTATTCCTCCTCATATTCTATAACTCGTTCAATATCACTATACCTTAGTAACTCTTTAAATGAGAAGAAAGTTTCACCATTAATTATGGCTTGATTTATTGCTTTACCAATGTCTTTAATTTCTAGCTCACTTTCAAAACACATTTTTCTACCACTATAAGTAATTATTATATATTTATTCATATCAACACCTCTTTCTATTTGATAATGTAATCATACCACTTTGATAACGTTGTGTCAATATAAATGTTATGATATTTGATATTT